TTGGTGGCCAAACTAATAATAACAGTCTTAGCCTCAAACTTACCTTTGTACATATTATTGAATTGCCATGTGTTGATACCACCCTTACCTTGCAATTCACAATGTGGTGCAAACTGTTTAGTTCCTACTGCAATACTATCACCTATAATTAAACATTCTAACATAACTCTTTACTTTCCTTAGTTAAGTTTTTAACAATGACACTACCATTTTCGATTTGGAAATCCAACTGATCCCCCTCTTTCCATCCCATCTGTTCAAGTAGATCAGTTGGAAGTTCAATGATAGCGTCTCCATTTTCACATATTTCTAAAACTTTAGCATCATACATTTTCGACATTTATACCACACTTTTGTAAGAATTGTACACCATCAGTACTTCTGTATTGATTACGATAGTAAACAGAATTAATACCTGATTGATGAATTAATTTAGCACAATCTAAACACGGTGCATGAGTAACAAACAATGAGGCACCTTCGCTCGAATTGGTTGTTTTAGCTACTTTCATCAAACAGTTAGCTTCTGAATGTAAAACCTCAGGTTTAGTTTTAGTTTCACCACCACTCAATATATCTTCACAATCATTATCCCATCCTGCTGGCATACCATTCCAACCGTAAGATAATATATTATCATTTTTAACTAAAACACTTCCGACTTGTAATCTTTTAGCGTGAGACATTTTAGATATTCTCTCCGCCAAATCCATATATAAATCGTTATATCTTTTTTCTTTGAGTTTTTCCTTTTCGCCATCCATCTTCTATATAATCTCCATTCTCAATCATTCTGTTATAAACACCATCAGTAATCCAAATTTTACCTAAACTTCTTTTACTAAATTGTGCAATTCTTTTTAAATGGCCAGATTCAGCATTTCTTTTTCCTTGAACTTCACCACCTCTCTTAGCAATTTCATTTCTAAGTTTCGGATCAAAAAAAGCATTAACTTGTTTTTCTCTACAAATTTCAGAACTTTTTTTACCTCCAAGGGAAGCACCAAGAGTTTGTATGTTTTTCATATGACCACTATCTCTATTTTTAGGTCCTTGAATTTTACCACCTAACGATGAACAAATTTTCATGGCTTCATCAGTTTGACCGGTAAGTAAATAATAAGCACCCAAGTCTTCCTTTTTACCATATTGTTCATAAAGTTTCAGATGTGCATTGGCGTGTTCTTCTCTTGTCAATTCAATTAAATTTGATGGTTCGTCCGTTCCACCCATATGTTTTGGTATTATATGATGTTTATGTTTCATTTAACTCTCCCCATATCTAAACCAGTATTTATAAAAGTTCTTCATGCGGAGAGTGATTTTTATGAAATATTTTTCATACGTCAATAAACCTCAATTGAAATTCCTCAGCACGGTTTTCATAGTTGACATAACCACGTGGGTTACAAAAAATTCTGGTTGTGCCGATATTATAATCAAAAGTTTCGTGAGTATGTCCGTGTGTCCACAAAACAATTTCAGGATGATCTTCAATAAAGAAGTCTAATGAAGAGCTATAACCACCATTCATAAGTGTATCGTTCTGATAACGTGGATGTGTGGACAATTTGGATGGTGCATGATGGCCAACAACAATGAATTTACCATCTTTCTTTAGAACAGTTTCCAAATACTTGAGGAATTTCTTATGATCTTCAACCACATCTTCTGTGGTTAAAGTTGCAGTATATTCCTTGAATTTTTCACCGATCTGAACCAATGAACCATTCTCACCAATGACGTATTTTCCGTCTACACCTTTTTCATAGACAGGTACTTTACGAGTCAATACTTTATTGGAGTTTTCAACGCAACGGAAGTCATTCATTGAACGACTGACATGATACATGGTAAACTGATCCTCATTATTCATATCAGTCCACAAAGTTCCACCCACAAAAGTATACTCACCTAACTGAAAAGTTTCCTTTTCTAGGATGTGTAAATTTTTAAGGTGTGAAAGGTGTTCTTGTAGAATGTCTTTGCTTGTTGCAAAGTCACCATCATAGTGTTCATGATTTCCCATAACATACAATACCTCATTAAATTCTGAACAGACTTGTTCAAAAAACTTTAAGTATTCAGGTTTATTGGAAAATTTACTAGCAACACAAATGTCACCAGACAGAATTAGAACGTCAGCATTTTCGGTGTTTTTTAGTTCAATGTTACCAAATTCAAGATGCAAATCGGATGCAACAGATACTCTCATAATAACCCCATAATCAATAATACATTATAACAGAAAAAACACCGAAAGTCAACTACTATTTTTTTATTCGTTCAATAGTTGTTGTTTTTTGCTCACATTACCCAAAGGAATCTTTTTAGGTTTCTTTTCTTCGGGAATAACATCCTGTAATTGTACGGTAAGTATACCGTTATTCAAGTCGGCACCAGTCACTTCAATGGTATCATAAAGTCTTACCAATTTGTGAAATGATCGGTTGGCTATACCTCTATGCAAATATTCTGCCTTATCATCGGTTTCTTGCTTCGAAATATTGCCTCTGATATGAAGTACATTTTTCTCAACCTCAATATCAATATCTCTATCAGAGAATCCAGCGACAGCAAGTTCTACTGTATACTTATTCTCATTTCGGATAATATTGTGGTGTGGAAATGCGGTACTTTGAGTGTTGGCCATCATATCAAAAGTGTCTAAGAGACGATCAAAACCAACAAAGTTTGGACTTCTAAAAGTTAAAGACATGTTAAATCTCCTTGTTAAGCGAGTTAAAATTTCTACCCATTAGGCGTAGAATGCTGGTTACTTTATCCAGCGGCAATTAACGAATGCCAGTGAAATTTCTCGGACGCCTTTTACCGTAGCAACAGAACGGATCCTAAGGTGGACACCTTATCGTTCAGGTAAAACCTTGAACGCTTCTTTATTAACTAAAAAAGTTCTATGAGGGTATTCTTCCCTGAAGACTCTGATGAAAACTATTCCGTTTCCTTCAGTCACATCATTGATATCTTCACAGATAACAACTTCTCCTGTATAGACATTCTTCAGTCGCAATAGTTTCATATCAATCACCATTAATTAATAAATTTCTTTCTTTTTTCCCATATTGTACTTACTAACCAACTCCCAATCATCTTTTTCTTTATAAGAGATAATCTTAATTTGATGTATAGGAGCCACATTATTTAACATGATCTGTGGATTGAGTATTTCTACCAGTCCCCACTCTTCTAAAAGAGTTGCAATCGCATTCCTTCTCTGTATATCATTCTCTGAAATGTTGGATGGTTTACCATCTAATGCAAACATCTCTTTGAAATGTACCAGATAGTAATGTCCTTGTTTATGTAAAATATGACAAGACTGGTACAAAATTCTTTCTTTACGAGAAGATACTCCTATTCGTGTAAGAGTTTCTTTCACCTTCAAAAAATCATCTTGTTCGATAAGTTTTATCTCAACAAAATTTGATAAATCATACATTTCATTTCCTTAATCCACCGATATCGGTCATTTCTTTTATTTTTCTGATATCTTCGTCACCAAGGAGACTCAAAACTTCACGAGCTTTAACTTCAGAGAATCCATAAAATAGTTTTAAGCATTCTATATCGTCACTCTTTTCAGTCTTAATCCACTTAGAAAACTTCCTCTTCTGAGGTCTAATTGTATTTATAAGGAAATCATTCTGCATCTTTTTATCAATATGATGTCTGCGGTTCATTTCATTTGCATACATTAGACAGTCATAGTGATAGGACAAACTTCTATTAATCAGGAAAGGGTTATATAAACTCTCTGTGTGGTCATCTACAATCAAGTTCTTTTTGGTCTGTAGAATGTCATTCACGAAATCAAAAGGACTCATAACCACATCCTCACCAATCCGACAGTATCAATTGTGGTCAAGAGCAAGTAGTTAGCAAGCATACCAAATGACTTCCTAGTGTAAGCAGCCCAAGCGTACATAGAACAACCAATAATCCAAATGGGATAAAGAATAATGAGCGGAGGAGTGGGTACAGTAAGCGCCATCGTAATAGAACAGCCAATACTGATAGCCCAAGCCACAAGCTCAATGAAAAACCTAAAAGGATGAGAATTGAAGTCATCTTTGATCCATCTAAATGTCGTATAAAGTAAATCATTCATTACTTGAATTCCACACTTACCATAAGTTCAGTCAAACAGGCAACTGTGTTGATCTCTTGATCAGCAACAAAGGCCTGCTTATACTGATAATCCGCCAAGATGATAACTGCTTGAGGGATACTTTGTGGTTGCAACACTTCATAAAGAGCATCATACAACTTGCGATATAGAGTCGTAGGATCAACATCATTAGATGCAACCCATGAACGAATTGATCTGAAGTCTTTATCTTTCAAAAACTTAACAATCTCTGAAATTGCAACATCACCAAGTTGTGTAAGAATATTCACATCAATCTTACCAAACTTTGAATATCTCTGCAACTCATTGATCGTTCGTCGGAAGTCTGGGAAATGCTTCTTGACAAGTTCAACTAGAACCTTATCATCATACTCCACACTTTCGTTGTTAAGAATAGACTGGAGACGTTTGAAAAACTGGCCAGCCATCTGTGTCTTTTCAGTACCTTTCAATGCAAAATCAATAACAGCACATCGACTGTGCAGAGGATCGATGATGCGTTGTTTGAAATTACAAGTAAAGATGAAGGAACAATTGTCAGAGAATTCTTCAATTGCATTACGCAAAGCTGGTTGAGTTGAATTTGGATTCAAATAATCAGCTTCATCGATAATGATAACCTTTCGACCACCAGAAAAGGACATACTTGAAGCATATGTCTTAATCTTGTTTCGAAACACATCAATACCAGATTCATCTGAACCGTTGATAACTATGTAGTCACAACCAACTTCTTCACATAATGCTTTAGCAACGGTAGTCTTACCTACGCCTGCACCACCACTCAGAATCAAATTAGGAATATTTTTCTGATTGACATACTCCTGAAAAGGCTTCTTCAGTCTTTCAGGAAGTATACAATCTTTAATAGTCTGTGGTCTATACGCTTCTACCCACAAAAGTTTTTCTAACATTCACATACTCCATAATATAATAAACAAATAAATCAACCTTTAGTGAATGTTGATCCTGACTCAATGGTAATCCAATATTGAATGGAAATATCCTTGTTCTTGAAGTGTGACACACCTTTCGATGAAATCTTCACTTCGTAAGTTCCAGGGATAAGTTTGAGAGCTTCAGTTTTGAAGATCATTTTAAATTTATCTCCAGTTCCTTCACCCACATTCAAAGTGTTAGTAGATTCACCATCGTTACTTGCATCATAAGTCATCAGTTGAATTTTAGTGCCATCTGAAACAACAGCAATATTAGGTGAACCAAGAACAGAAGCAGTACGAATGATCCAATCGAAATCTGATTGTGTTAGATCAAAATTGATTTCTGATTCCGGCATCGCCACAGGTTTCTCTGGCGCAGCATTGATCATTTTTGGAGCACAAAAACGATAGTCAACATTACTGCGACCACTCATACCCGAAATGATACCACTCAGTTCTTTAAATTCAACATCAACTTCCTCTTTATACATAGAGAGAACATTGATGAATTTACTAAGATCATAGATTCCAAATTCACAAGGAATAGTTTCTTTGATTGTCGCTTCAGCCAAAATGTTTTTGTTGGTAGAAATAGTCTTGATTGTATTGCCTGGTCGGAACACGATACCCGAATTGATGTTTGAAAAGTTCTTCAGTAAATTAACTGTTTCAGTAGATAGTTTCATAATTACTCCGTAAAATCATAATATAACACATTATTTAAGTTTTTGCAACACATTTTCAATTTTCTTCCGTAAATCACCTATGTTGCCGTCATTGTCAATTGAGTAATCAAAATCACATCCTACCCAATCCCATTCGGATCGGTGAATGTTTAATTTTGACATGTACTCTAAACGGGAAGACTCAGTAACAAGTAGAGACATATCCTTATACCAAACAGGATCATCACCTCTCTTTACTCTTATAACAATACCACCGTTTTCTTGAATGTATTTAATCTCATTCTGAAATCTAACATCGGTAATAACCACATCTTTACCTCTAGCCCGATTCAGTAAAGATATCACCCAAATATCAGGATGAAAAACCTGTCGGCCAGCTTCAGTACCCATAAGTTGTAAAGCATCTCTAGGTGAGAAACTTTTTCCGAAACTATCACTCCAGAAAGCGTCAGGTTCTTCTCGCCAACGCCTAGACAACTCCGTATCACCTTCCAGGAGTTCTCTAGGCCATCCAAACATAATAGAAACAGCGTCCTTCAATGGTCGTGCAAAACTATCTTGGATAAAACCATGATCTTGAAGGAAATCTCCTACAGTACCTTTACCACTACCAATGAATCCCACCACACCGATCAACATTACATTTTCCCGGTATACTGTGCGATAGCTGCCATGTTACCTGTGAAAGCATAACTTCCAATATGTTGCGTCTTCATCCAAGGACACAGGTAAATTTGACCACCAATCTTTCGCCACATCTGACAGAACATATAATCTTCTGACAAGTATCGTTCACTACCACCACCAGTGATGCTGTCAACAGAATCGATTACAGTATCAAAATATGCATGAATATAACGAGTACCATCAAAGTTCTTTTGACCAACATGATCTGGTTTATAACGAATAAGAGGATAGGCCTCTGACATTTTACCGAATACTTCACGTTTAATCAACATGAATCCAGTTCCGATCTCCAATACCTCAAGTGGTTCAGTAACCGAGAATTGTGATGTACCTTTTACTACGTTGAAAACATATTCACCAACAAGACCATCCAATTCACCAGGTGGCATATCAGGATTATTTCTTGCAGCAAGTGCCACATTGTTCCAATTGATAGACTTTTTGGGGTAAGGACCACCAATAACTTCTTTATCTAATGCTAACAGAGCAATGACGTCTTGTGGGTTATAATGAATGTCTGAATCGATAAAAAGCATATGCGTACATTCTGAACGCAAGAATTCATCAACCAAGTAATTCCTAGCTCTGGTAATGAGAGATTCATTAAATAAGAATGAAAACTTCACTTCCACGCCGTACTTACTCATGATATTTTGTAAGTCTAGACACGACTTCATGTACATACCGTGTGCCATTCCACCATACATCGGTGTAGCTACAAACAGACTATACTCTTTCAAGTCTTCAACTTTGATTTTAATTTCCATAATGTATCCATAAAATAAAAAAGAGGAGAGATACTAATATATATCTCTCCTCACTCACACATTCGTTACTAAATTAGGCGAATGTGTTTACACCGTGTTGGCGCAGAGCAATGATGCCAGCTGCAACCATGCGCTTGGTCGGTGTACCAAGACGGTAGTAAGAAACTTTCTCACCGCTATCAAGTGTGCGAGTGTTCAAGTAAATTGAATTGCCTTCTTTACGCAAAGAATCGATAGTAGCTGAAGGATTCTGCACACCAAACATTGATTGCATTTTTGCAGCAGTCAATGTGTTGTATTTACCAGACTTGCTCAGATACGAAAGGACTTTAGACTTTGTAGACATAATGTAAAACTCCAAATATTAATATTAAAATGATTCACTTACAATGTTGCATGAGGTGTGAATCAGAACCTCGATTACTTAAACTAAATTATACATCAAACAGATACAGTTGTCAAGC